GCCATTTAATTAGCTCCTATATCTATCAAGAATCGAACTCCACTTCTTCTTGCGTTCTTCAGTTGTCATTTCCGTAAATGGATTAACATTAGAAGAAGGCATTTGACCTGGAGCGGATTCGTTAGTTACAACGTTCTTTTTAACACTTGACCGATTAACGAACTTGCGAAGCTTGTCCGTAGACAAATCATCTGCAAATTCACGATCCTCTTCAGTAAGCTGACCTAGAAGGTCTTGACGAATGGACTCTTGTAATTTTTGTCCTTCTTCCGCCATGGCTGATAATTGTTTGTTTTCGTCTTCGTATTTCTCCGCAAGTTCTTTCCACTGCTCCTGATCTTTGAGCTTCGTCTCTTCAATAGACTTGAGTTGATTTTCGAGTTCTTTCGCTTTTATTTCAGCTTCCTGCGCACGAGAGCGATATTTCTTCGACTCTTGGATAAGTTTTCCGACTTCGTGCTGTTCATCGGTTGACTCTTGTGGTGCATCCACCACTACTTCTTGTTCGTTCTGAACAGTTTCTTGATTACTCATAGAAACTCCTTTTTTGGTATTTTAGATATTGTCCTAAAAAGTCTATCTGAATAAACCCTTAGGAACTCCTTCTTTAACTTAGGATGGACTACATCATCCTTTGGTTGATCACCTATAATAGCTCTGACAGGAAGACCTTTCGGCATCTTTATCTTGTTAGAATGCGCTAGTATCTTAATGCCTTCTTTTGTGTTACCTGTTGTAGCCTTCCAAGAATTATTGCTTGTCATTTTAGGTGCTTTAAAATATGTTGAATTAAGAAGCTTCCCTGTCAACTTCATATCAGCTTTGCCAGTACCACCTTGCTTTCTCTTATACTTTCTGTATTTAGGAGTCAGAGGTGTAAATCTTTGACCATGAACATCTTTGCCGTCACTGACTTCTTTTTTAACATCAGACATCAGCATTTTACCTAACTGTGCGTGAAACGTCTTAGGAACTCTAGCCGCTTTTTTAAGAGCTTTTTCTAGTTTCATAGTATTGCTGTATTGTTAATGGTTTCTTTTTAAACTTGTCTGTGAGCTTTTGTGCTTTACCTTGAATACCCTTGTCTACCGACACTGCTTCCCACGACCCCCTACAGTTAATACCACCACCATCTACCAAGGCTCCAGGAAAACGTCTTTCTACTTCCTCTGCTGTCATAGACCCTGCAGCTAGCATCGACTTACATACAGGTCTAGTTTTATCATCCAAAGGATTGACATATACTAATCTGGTGTTCGGTGCGGTCTGTAGCATTGATACTGTGATAGCTCGTGAGAATGTAGCCATTGTAGTTGCTATGTGTTTTTCGGTAGCACTAGGCAGAAGCGACAAATTGCGCTTGACGAGGGATTTAAGTTCAGGCAACTTCAAACCTCTGCCTATGCCACTAGCGACAGTGTAGCGTATCTCATCACCAAGGGATATAATATAATTACTTATAGAACTATTGAACATATTGCGAAGTGCTAAGACTTCTGCTTGTGTCATTTGACCAAATAAAGCTTTTCCTTGAAAGATAGCATCAATACCTGCCATATAGCGATTGATAGCACCTTGCATTCTTAGGTCTTGTAAAATATAGTCTGCTATAGATAAAACACCTAGAGCTGCTAATATTTGGTCATAAGATAGACCATCGTCTTGAAGCTCCTGTGCTTCTTCTGAGAATTGGTCTATTGCTTGTTCTAAGTCTGACTGAAAATCAGCTACGACACCATTAATGATATCATCCATTATTTAGCAGTCGTGTGACTAATGCACTCCCTTGACTCATAGCTTCTTCTGACCTGCGTATCTTTTCTTCAGCCATTTCAGGTGTAAGATCTGGGTCTTTAGACATTAGATAGTTTGCTTTTGTATCTAAGCCATTCTTCCATAGCCAATCGTAATACATCATTTCATCTTTAGGGCTAAGTGGATAAGTGGGTTCAGTGAAATCTACAGTATAATCACCAGGTATACTCTTACCTGTCTTTACCTCAATAATACGCTTGTCAATATCAAAGCGTTGCTTTTCCCATGGTCTCCAAGTGTCTTCAATTGCACCTACTCGCTCTTCAACGTTCTCAAGCTCTTGTATTCTAAGTGCTTCACCTGATGGTGCGTTGCCATGCGAGTCAGCCCATTTGATACGGAGGTGATTATTGTTAAGTGTTGCTGCTACCATAAACTTCACAGATTCGATAATCTCTGATAGTTTTCCTTCAGGTGCAGTAACACCGAAGTTAGAACCTTCAGGTAAGTATAGTACCTTATCGACACCAATCTCAATACGTGATGCATCATCTACACCAGTGATGAACTTGATACCGATGGCTCCAAAACGAATTGCCAACGCTAGTTCTGTCATTGCTACACTGACCGACAAATCTGCTTTAACCACATCTTCGGCTCCGTTGGTGAACCAGTCTCTAACGACTGAACCACGATGGCAGAATGTAACAGGTAACAGTCCGTAAGGATTCTCGTCATTCGCATTATAGTGAATGACTTCTCCGTCACCTTTTATTCCAAAGTGTTTGGCAGTTAAGCCTTCACGCTCTTCTGTCCAAACCACGAATTCTTCTTCTTCTATTCTTGAGTCTCCCTGATTTTGCAAAGCGTATACTACGCCGAATGGCTTTTGTTCACCCTTCATGAACATAGGTTCGAAGAATGGAAGCATATCATACTGAACCTTCTGTAATGCTTCGTTCCACTTCGACTTGAATGCCATTGTACCTAATAAAAATGTTAAGGCTTCTAAGTTTCTACGTTTTGAGTTAAGATCTGACAAATCAATCATATTCATATATATGTCTGCAGCGTTCATCTTAGGAGGTCGCTTGTATGCCATTGATCTAGCCTTCGCTACTCTGCGTGTAAGGTTCTGCTGAAACATCGGAACTTGTCTCAATGTATCATTGCCAAAGAACTTACCTATGTAATGTTCCATATTGATTCCCTCGTAGAAATCAAGAAACATCTCTCGCTCTTGCGTACGCTCTGTCTCTACGACTGCCAAGTGATCTGAAAGTGCATCGATCACTGCTGTTTTGGATAAACTATCTATAATCACCAGTCTATTACTCCTGCCTGTTTCTGTTTAATACCGAATAGGTTTACGAACATATACCTCATCTGGTCACAAAAGTGATCATACCGACCATCTTTTAGTGGTTCTTCTTTTAATCTTTGGTCTGCTTTTTTCTCAGGATATCTATAATTTTCAGTGCTTTCTATTGCTCCCTTGCAGTGCGATGCGAAGAATATGTGTGGGTCTCCATTAGCATCATTGAACCAAGACCTGACAAGAGATACACCATTCGGTATATTGCGTGATATCCTATCGGTCTTATAACGAACTCTCATGCCATGCTGACGAAATATCTCTATATCCCCAATTCCTGACTGAGCCTGAGTGCCTGCACCTGCGGGATCTCCGTAGTACGTTAGGACTGGATATTGCTTTGCCTTAATCATTCGTGCGAGTTCTTCGGTTCTTATGTTCTCTTCAAAACAAATTTCATCGATAACGTAGACCCTAGGCTTTTCGTAGTTGTGGTCGACTTGATACCACCCCACTGAGGGCATACGATAGCCGAAGTCGATTGAGCAGTATGTTGGTAAGGCACTGTTATATTGTATGTCATCTCTGACATGGATATCTCGTTGTAAGTCGTATACTTTCCCACTAAACGTTGTAAACGCTGCCATATACTCTTGAGCAAATGTTTCATACGTCAATTCCTTCTTTAATTGTTCAACATCATCCTTAAAATATGGTGAATCAGTTGACGGATGTTGCCATGATTGCCAATCTTTGTAATTCTTGTCTTCTCCTCTAGCCCACAAATCATGTAGCCAATTGAATCCTCGAGGAGTACTCGTGAATAACGCCCATCCTTCTCTATCAGATAACGTTGGTCTCAGATACTGTTCCCAAGTAATCTTTTTGATACTGGCAGCCTCATCAATAACCATATAATCCAAACCTTCTCCCACTAGGGAATCCAGGTTGTCTGCCGAGCGTATCGCTATCTCCGATTCTAGTCCGCCAATCTTAGCGTAGTACAATTGTCCTGATATTTCCTTCTTTGCTACAACAGGAAGTCTCAGCTTCATTATGATTGCTTCCTTAACAAGTCTGGCGATTTTATCGCACATATCGTAGTTCGGTGCTACTATCCAACCTCTAGTTTTAGGCGATAGTAGGTATGGCAGTATTTCCATAGCTGCACCAAAGGATTTACCTGATCGTCTCCCTTGTATGTTTACACGAAAACGAGCTTTTGAATTATGTACTGCTAATTGATTGCTAGTAGGTTCATACCCTACCAACTTCCAGAGCTTTTTTCGGTTGAGTATCTTGATTGCTCGTTACCTCTTCGTATGCTTTTTCTATAGGGCTTTCCTCGTATCCGCATTCACGCAAGACTGCTTCCATGTTGCCAAACATTTCTACCTCGTTCTTCTCAGATTGTCCGAGGTATTGCTTTCCGAGGAATATCAATAGTGCGGTGTTGCCATTCTCAGCGTGTTTCCATTGGAGTTGACGAAGTTTTATCTTCATCTGTTCCTTGCCTACCTGCAACTCCTCCCTAAACTTATTTCGAATCGTTGATTCATCTACAGCGAAGAATCGTGCTATTTCAGTAATACTACAACCCATCGTAGATAGCATTTGTACCTTGTCTGGGTCTATGTCTTTGGCTTTATAGCCTGTCTTTTTTCTACTCATCAATAATATCCATAAAGGCTACATCCTGGAACAAGCCATTACACTTGGACAGGCAACGTCTCCAATAGGTTTTCGCAGATGATACGCTAACACCTATTTGCGATGCGATAAGCGGAAAGGAATGATTTCGTAGTCTCATGAGAAACACTTCCTTCTCTCTGCTTGAGAACATATCGTACGCCTTGTGCGCAGCGAGTTGAAAGTTCCTGAGTTCAGGCTCAATGAGACCTGATCGAAACGCTTTCATCTTGTCGGTATACTCCGTTGCAAGTTCCATTGCTTCATTTAGTGATTCTACTGAGTCTTCTGATATCCAATCCATGCGTGTTCCTTTTGTTCACAAAAGTTGGGAAAATTTTTACAGGCGAGTAG